TGCCTTTTTCAGCCAAAGTAATTCAAGGGCTTCTGGAAGTACAACTTTATCTTCAAAAGATGATTCAAAACTATCAAAAACCTCTTGTGCTGTTGTATTCATCATAAGCACCTTCTTTCTTGGTTTTCAAAAATTATAATTTGTAGCCTGTATATTCAGAAGCAAACACCATTTTGGCGTAATCGTTCAATCGAAGTTTCTTGATTGTTTCGATTAAGGCATATTTCTCTGCTCTTGTGCGAATATATTTGGGAAGTGCGGCTTCATACTTTGACTGACTCATATTAAACAAGTCTTTCACCAACTGCTCGGTAAACACCTTCTGTGGCTTACCTTCTTCCTCAAATCCAAGTAACCTACGGGTTGCAACGTCATCAATATAAACCGTTGCGTGGCTTCCAGCGGTGTCAGTACCGGTGAAAAGTTTGTTACTATTGTTGACCTGTGCAATCACTTCGTTACGTGACAATCTCTGCTGACCATTGGCAACAATAATAATATCACCAAAGCCATCGTGCAATCTTGAAAAAGTTACATCCCAACCAGCAAGATTCTTAACAGTCACTTTCGCATCAAGGTTTAAATTTTCCTCAATAACAGTTACATCCTGATTTTGAGTGTCATTCACAGTAGTAGTCTGTGTGTTTCTTTCTTCTGCCATATTTCAATACCTCGTTTCAATTATCATTAAGTTTGGTTTCAACTAATTTTATGTTTAATCTCATTATAGAGTTTAATTATTTCGTCTAAACGCTCGGACTTGCGGAATACCCAATATCTATTCTTGCTTGAAGAATTGATTTTTGAGATATAGCATCGCTCACCAAAAGCGGATAAAAAATGAAATAAGCGCAAAGAATAGCAATAAAAATTTACATTGTTGTTTTCCATTTGATTTCTCCTGCGTTATTCAATATTTGGCATAAATTAAAAAGGGTGGCACTCCGAATGGAATGCCACGCCTTAATTATTTATTTAGTTTTGGAGATTAGTCCAAGCCACCCAAATTGGTATCGTAAATAGTACCAATTCTGTGTTCCTGACCCTTTGCAACGTCGCAGCCAACTTCAAGGTCGAAGCGAGTTTCAATCTTACCAGTCTTAACATTGTTACCAGTGAAAGAGGTAAGACCGCCACGAGTGTAAGTAGCAATAGGAGACTTCACGCCAGCAGGAATAACAAAGCCAAGACCGATAGGAAGCAGAGTCTCGAAGTTGTTGCCAGCATCGTTCATCTCATACTCATTGTAAGGGTTAGGCATTTCCTTCAGAATAGCACCATTATACGCAGACAAGATGCCATCCTGTGCAATCTCATTCATAGCCTTTTCAGAGATGCCGGTAATTGTGCTTGCACCAACAGTGCCAACATAACCAGCCCAAGGAGTGAACTGTGAAATCAAAGCGTAGTCACCAACGATAGTAGGTCTACCGTTTCTACGAACATTGTTGATAACAGCATCAACACCCTGCTTGGTCAAACCAGCAGCCTCAATAGTGTACTTAACGCCAGTAGCGTTATTGATAGCATCGTAAACCTTTTTCACGATGGCGAGAATAGCACGGTTACGGATGTCAGTCTTAACAAGTGCAAGACCCTCATTTTCCTTGCTCATATCGCCAAGGGCAACTCTACGGTAGTCAACAGCATAACCACCAGAAACGGTGAATGTGCCAACAGGGTAGGTCTCCTTAACAGTCTGTGGGAACACAACGTCGCCGCCGGCAGCCTGTGTGCGAGAACGCTCACCAACGTGCTTGTAAACTTCACGCTCGATAGTCTCATCGTAGCCAACATTCTTGTAAGAACCAAAGATGCCGAGCAACTTGATTTCTTCCATAACAGGAGTTTCAATAACGAAACGTCTTAAAGTGTTCAATTCGGCAACAGCAGTAAAGTCGCCATTTTCGGCACGGCTGCCAAGGTCTTTAATGTAAGTAACAGCGGCATCAGCCTTTGCACCGAATTTAGAAAGTTCCTGACCATTAACCATTGCAGAGAACACTTCTACAACGGGAGAAGTCTTTGTGAACTTACCGTCAAACAAATCCGCATCCTTGCGAAGATTGTTAAGTTCGTATGTCATATTCATAATATTCATTCGTCCTTTCTACAAAATTTGATTAGGCTACGCAAACTCTTGCCTTAATAGCCTTTTCAGTAAGAGTGCATTTGTCAGTAACAACGAAGTACACGCCAGAAGCAGGTGCTTCGCCAACAGCCAACTTGCCGTCCTCGCCAACCACCAAAACGGTGTCCTTGACAGAGTAAGTAGCGTATTCGCCAGTTACGTGCTTGCCGTCGATAACAAGTTTCTGACCATCCCAAGCCTTAACAAGATAGCCGTTGAGATATTCGCCAGCCTTGATTACAACGTCCTCACGATAAGAGTCATCGCCAACCAAAGTGTTGGCAACTAAATACACGTTATCCTCGTGTGTGATAAACTGATTATTGGTAACATCGCTTTCAGATGTGATAACAGGATTAACCTTTGCAACATCAAGCATACCGATAGTTTCAACTTTAATCATAGTAGTATATCTTCCTTTCTACATTTTTTTAATTAGAAAATGTTAGTGTCTGTATCAACCGCAGGTTTGGTTTCCACGGCACTAAAAATATCTTCGATAGATGTCTGGTTTTTAGCGGCATTCTGTTCTGCCACAACAGCATCTTCCTTTGCTTTCTTGCCGATGCCTTCCCAAATCTTATTCACAACGGAATTGATTTCAGAAGTAATAGGGTCAGCGTTAAATGCTTCGATTTCAGCCTTTGCGTACTCTCTTTCAGCATCAGTAAAGTCAGCGATAGCGGCATTCAACTCGCCAACACGCTCCTTGGCTTTTGCCTTGCCTAATTCATCACGCAAAGCGTTCATTTCCTCGTACAAACCATCAATCTTCTTGTAGGTTTCTTCGAGTTCTTTTCTACATTCGTCGAGAGCAGCCTGAATCTTTTCAGAATTAGCAATAGCCTCATTCTTCTCTGCTGTCACAGTTTCAAGAGTAGCATTGAGTTCGGCAATCTGCTTCTCACAATCATCTTTGCACTGGTTAATTTCAGCAGTATGGTTCATCATAGAAGTAACAGTCTGTTCAACGAGAGCCTTGATTTCAGCATCATTCATTGTATCTATGTCCTCCTTTTGGGTTTCATTTAGTTCAACTAATTTTGCATTTTGGTCAGATGGCGTTACACCAAGAATAGCGTAGCCCGAATGTATGAATTCAGTTGGGATTCTTCCGTAATCCTTGTAGCCATACTTATAGACGATGCCATCGTTGTCCTCGGTTCGCATAATCTCTACGCTACCACTTGGATAAATCCCATTTGCGATGTCCTCATCTAACTTCTTGCACAAATTGTTATAGCAACTGCTATCAATTTCTCCAACGCCGATACAGGCTGTAATTGTCTCACCATTAGGAAGTTCTACCTCGTCGATATAACCCTCACTAAAAGTACCAATAACAACCGCATTTTCAAAAATAGCAATGCCATCTTCAATATCGGTCATTCCGTGACCGCATAATTCGGTTCTTTCTTCATCAAGGAATTCGCATTTCAAACTCATACCCTTGATGCTCGGTAATGCTTTCTCACAGTATTCTCTTAACCAAGTAATACCGTTCTTGTTATATTGAGTACCAACCTCTTTTTCCTCGTCAACGCAACTATCGGGGAAAATTTGATACAGAATAGCCTTAAATTTACGCCTACCGTTTTGACCCTTTTTCTTCGATTCACTAAAAATCTCAAATGTTTTCATCCATTCTCACCACCTTTCCGTGCATCATATATATAAAAAGAGCAAATAAAACGCTCCTTTTATTAAATTAAAATAGCAACCTCTATGGGTTGCTTTTCCGAAACGCAACCTTATATGGTTGCTTTTTTTATATTAAAAAACTCCAATTTTAAATGGAGTGGGTTAAGTTATTTGTTATCAGAGGGGGACGGCATTGCGTTGCCATTATTCGCCCTTGATTGCATAGTTCTATCTGTCGGATTTTCGGTTACGGGTCTACCACCCTCGTTGTCCTTTGCAGAGATAGTAAATGAAGTCTTATGTACCGGGTACTTGTTTTCAATGTCCTCGGCAAGTTCTTGGTCAAGTAATGCAAAGAATACATCAGGAGAAATACCACAGGCACTCGCCCAAAGAGATAAACTACCCTTACCTTGTAAGTAAAGGTCTTTTGCATATCCGACCATTTTTGCCTTATTTACATAAGTGATAGGTAAGTATCTGCACTCAACCCAATTCTTACTATCATCAATGATATTTGCAGAAATACACTTATTGATTTCAGTAATAATCTGCTCAACCCACTGGAACAACTGTGCTGTTACCAGTTCAAGGTTCTGCTCCTGTGAAGAATAAGAGCCAGAGCCAACACCATTCAGTGCTGATGCAGCAAAGCCCAAATCAAGAGCAATCTTGTCACCAAGATTTGCCTCATATTTCTCATCAAAAATATCGGTATTGCCGACTTCAAGAGCATTCAATTTTGTTCCGGCAGATACAGTAAAGAAAGAAGTACCGCCACGATTGTTTTTACGCATAACAGCATTTTTAACCGTGTTGTGCTGTTCCTCTTGCTGTTTCTTTGTCAAGGCACAAGTGCCTTTGTCTCGTCCTTCAGGAAGTGTTTGATAAACAACCTTGTTGTTAATCTCACCTAAAATATTTCGCTTGGTAGAAGTGAAGTAATCATCATATAAGATGTCGCTGATTGCGGCAAGAACCATTGGTCTGCCGTATTTTTCCTCTCTCTTTGAACGAATTTTGTGTACGATGGTTTTCTTATTATCAAGAACAACCCAATTACCGCCGACAAATCCATTTTCATTGTGTCGAGAGTTATAGGCATCTCTGATTTCCTTGGGGAACTTTTTCAATTTTTGTTCGGGTGTTTCTCCACCTGCAATCTCAAAGTATTCAAGATTGAAAGCAATAACATAGGAGTTATTCTTAATACCTACGATTTCCGTATAGTCGGCAGGTAAGGAGATGATGCTTGCATTGATACCAAATTCGTTGATTTCAGCAATACTGTGAATATCGAAGTCGGTGAGCAATTTTTGGAGCATAGGGGGTCTGCCGGTTGTTTCAAAGTAATAAAAGGCAATACCCTCAATCATTCCTCTATAAAGTGCATCACGAACAATTTCTTTGTCCTTGATGGTTCTCAAAGTAGATTCCATCAACTCTTTGTTCCTCTTACGTTTTGAAATATTCTTTCCGTGGGGAACGATAACCTTGTCAAGAGTAGGCATAGCAGTCATATAGTCAACTGTGTTTGTAAAAGTACCATTTGTGCTATACAAGATATTAGATAATTCTCTCAATAACTTGTTATTACCCATCGGGTCTTTTACCAGTCCCGCAAGTTGCTCTCTTGAATATAAGTCAAAAATGTTTAGTCCAAAATAATAATTGGAATAAGCCTGTTGACTTCCAATAGACGAAAACTCATTAACAGGAGTTTGAGTAGACTGCCTACTGTTATGTTCATAAGTCTTTTTCGGCTGATGTTTATAGCCGTTATTTTTCTTGGAATTATTTTTGTTTTCAGGCATATCTAACCCTCCTTCCTAATTGATGAATGTTCCATATTCATAATCTTCACTTGAAGATATTAAATCTTTTTCTAATTGAGAAGCGAACCAAGAGCCGTAGGAGATAGAAGTATATCTATCCTTTCGGTTTGTGCCTTGCTCCGAAATAACGATAGCACCGGTTTGCGGTTTCTTCTCATAAAGCAATGAAGTGGTTTCACTTATCAATGCCTGTGTTTCAAGGAATGGTGCTTCATAGAAAATCTGGGTGTCAGCATCAGGAGTAGAAATATACTCTTTGATGTTTGGCAAAATTTCTTCTCTTGCTTGTTCAAACGATACAAGCAAATCAATTTTCTTTCCTTCCAGCACTCGTCTGAAATCCAATGCAATATCACTGTTAAGTTTTTGAACAGCGTTAATTGTATAGATACAGGGAGTAGCACCCTCGATTCTAATTCTGTTTGCAATCGCTTCATCGTTCATACAAGTCAAGGGAACATATTCAATTCCTCTCGTCTCGTCATACATAACGTTGGCAAGCAAGTCATAAATTGCGATACCAGCGTTTCGAGTATCAAGAACGATGTAGTCTGCACCGAAGTCCTCAAATAATTGCCTAATACGCATAGCCTGTTTTGTGATGTCTCCACCTTGAACAGACTCCATATAAGACACAATTCTTCTATATCCGTTGTCAATCTTAATGTCCTCGGAGGTCTCTCTGCTATAAGTAGTACACTCCGGTAACAATCTGATACACGAATATATAGAGTTGTCGTTTTTCTTATTTTCAATAAAAGCCATATCGCAAGAAACGATTCTTACCTCATTCTGCTGTTTTGGAATGTCGTAAGGATTTTTCTTACCCATTTTGAAATCAATGAGTGTTCTTGGGTAGAATGCTCGTTTTGCTTTCTGGTTTTGTTGAAGCATACTATATGTGAAAAAGGCGTGTTCATTTTCTCGAACACGCTCATTAAGAAACTCTATTCTCCAAGTTAATGGGTCTTGTTTCTTCTTTTCGGTCTGGAAGTATCTCATTGTTTTAATCTTGTGTTTAATAGCAATAGATTCATCAAACGCAAGCAAACAAGAGGCTTGACCTTTTAGCATTTCATCATATGCTTGGTCAACAATGTCCCACATCCAATGTCCGTTATCAAGCCAACTTGAAGAAATGTAGATGTCAACCGTTTCTTCCTCCAGTTCCGGGATATTAGCATAGTAGTCATCTTTCATATAAGGTGTCTGTCTAATAATCTGGAAAGGAGAGAGGATGCTGTCATCGACAGATTTCTTAATCTGTCTAAATTCTTCTCTTACGATAACATTTGAACGATAACCACGTCCGTTTTCGCTGGCAGGAACAACCGTGATTGTGCTATGATTTCTAAAATACACGATAACCTCATTTTGGTTGTCCTTTACTTTGCGAATTTCTTTTCTCAAAGTAGGAGAGAGGTTCATCAATTCTTTCTGAATTTTTTCAGAAACAAGCAATTTCGATTGTCCCTTGGTCGCACTCGAAAGCACGATTAAGGAGTTTGGATATAAGATGCATCTGCAACACGCATACAAAGCAATAATAAATGATTTTGCAGAAGCACGGCTTGCGATAACAACGATAAATTGGTTAATTCCCATTAGGTATAGCATAATTGTCTGATACCAGTGCAGAGTTATTCCAAGATAATCTGTTGCAAACCTATGTAAATTTCTTCGGAAGAAAGTTACCCATTGAATAAAGTGGTCTACATTTTGCGGTGTACCTAAAAAAGAGGTAGCGGGAAACTTTTTATATAATTCACTCTGCCTATCGTCGGCATTGCGATTTTTATAGTATTTATGAGCAGTATTACTCGTCGTCTGTGAAGCCATCGTTTTCTTCCTCGTCTTTTACGAAGAACTCTGCATCTCTGTCTTTCGTTCCTCGCATAAGATTTCTCAAAGGTCTCAACAAGAACCTTTCAATATAGTCACCAATATTGTCGTGGTCTTTGTAAAGGCTTCTGTTTTTGTAATACTCCGCAGGAGTATATTTCTCGATAGTTTCCGCATTAACACCAATCGTGAAATCTTCCATAGCATTTGTGTCTTTGACAGTTTTAAGACCTGCTTGTGTGAAAGATTTAATATATGATTCCGTGAGTTTTTTGTAATCGTCCACACGGCTCTCACGAACCGCCTTCATCTGTTGCATCTTTGTGTAACAAAGGTCAATGATGAATATTTCAGCATTACCATCGCATTGCGGATTTGAACTTGAAAGCAAGCGATAGTGGCTATTCAAAATAGTATAATCTGTTGGTTCAAGACCAGCACCCCATTTTTCAATATCAGCGGGGTCAATCATATCTGCGTTTTCATTTTCCTCATCGTCGCTATCAACATTAACGACTTCCTGTGTTTCCTTTACGGGTTTTCTATCTCCTGATAAATCAAAACCCTCTTTAATTGAATCTTCAAAGGTTTTTCCCTTATGCTGCGACAAATTCAATTTTCTAAAATAATTTCCTAATACGGTACTGTCATCCGTGTCGCAACTATCGAATGCGACTTCATTGAAATAAATATCAAAAGTCATACACATTCTCTGCATAGCCATCTTATTGCTATGATATTCGGCTGCAAAATGTCCGAATTTACTACTGAAACACTCCTTGCAGATTGGTAAATGACCATCGGCATAGAATACACTATTTGATTTATAGAATTTTGTTAGAGCAAGTGGTTCTCCACAGGAGCAGCAAACACACTTACTATCTTTGCTTGGCATATTTGCCACCTCCGTATCAACTACTTTTTGAAATTACAACTAAAAATGGACTGCTCCGAAAAACAGTCCATTCTACTGAATTTTTAATTATCGCCCAAATGATTAAAGATGTAATCAATTAGACCTAATGCACCGGCAATGGTCTCGGAAGTCTCTCTGTGAGGACAATTTGAACAATCTCCACAGCAGTCTCCACATTCATCTTCGTCATCATAATTCTCAATGACGATTTCATATTTATTGCCGTATGTATTTTGAAGTGCAAGTTTTGAACTCACATCACCGCCGTAAAGTACAACATCGGATTCAAGGGGCAAATAACCCTCGGCGGTCTTATCTGTCTGTAACTGGTAAGCAGGTACAACATCAAGGACTAAATCGGTATCAAGGGTAATATAAAACTCCTTGTCATATCCGTGATAATCCTCATTTTCAATACTGATACTGCCGACAGTTACGTCATCATATAGCATAAGCCACTTGATAAGTTTAATGGCATCTTCGCATAGCAACACTGCTGTCACTACCTGTGATTCTTCGCTTGCGAGTTCATACATATGATTGCCTAACTCGGCAAAATCATCAAATTTTCGTCTTTCCATATGAACCCTCACTTTCCGTTTACCATATCTTTAATGGCTTGACTCATTTTACATTTAATAGATTTGGATGGCGGGAAAGTAACTACTTCATTTGTTTGAGGATGTCTACCACAACGCTGACCTCTCTCAACAACTTCCGCACTTAAAAATCCCTTCCAAATAATTTTGTCGCCCTCAATTAGTGCATCTGTGAAAATATCGACAAGCGTATCACAAAATTGAGTGGCTTGCTGAAGGTTGGCTTCCGATGTATCACCATAGATACGCTCTGCCAACTTTTTGATAATATCTGTTCTGCTCATTTCTTCTCATATCTCCAATTTTAGTCTATTTGAATGTCACACAATGCCTTGATACGTTTCTTTGCGGTTACAACAGTAACGGTTTGTTCGGGAGTTCCAACCAATCTCTTTTCGATTGCAAAAGAATCCATTCCATCAACACAGCCGCTCTCAATCACCTTGACATCATCAACAGTTGTTAAACCATTGGTATGTCTGTGACCTAAATAGCACAAGTCCGGCAGAGGCAATCTTGCCTTTCTTGCAAACTGTGTCATATGATAGACAACATTCTTTGCCGTATCTTTGTCTCCGTGTGTAGCATAAACCATATGTCCTCTTACCTTGAATGTGGCAATATCGCAGTCCAAATAGTTGTCTACGAATTTAACATTCTCAATGTTTTTCAAATCCTTTTTACAGGCAAAAGGAACAAGTAAGTCAAAATTCTCACCACGAACAGTTTCTTCTTTATTTGCTGTTGAGCGAGAGTGATTACCTGCTGTCGTATGGACTTCTACATTTTGAAAAATCTTGTGTAATTCATAAATGAAGTTGCTAACTAAATCAGTAACCTCCATAATCTGCATAACGATATTTTCTTTGGCTTCAATTCTTGCATTTGTATGAATTAAACCTTGAATTAAATCGCCGCCGATAATTACATAAGCATTCTGTGACTTGTAAGTGTTTTGAATATCAACAATTTCATCCAAATAATTCTTCAATCTCTGTTCTAAAACTTCCATATTGAAAACATTAAATGGAGAATCAATGTTTACACCGCCGTGAATGTCGGTCAAGTGAATAATTAAATCATTGTCGCTGTCCGGCACGATTGACGGAGTGTAATTGAAATTAACAGGCTTATATTCCTCTATTGCTCGTTTAACAATATCGAACATAGATTCCATTCTGCCCTGTTCTCTTAAAAGTTTTGTGAGAGCGGTTCGCTCATCAAACAACTTTTGTTTTTCCTTGCGGATTTCGTGTTTCTCGGCACGTAGTTCTGCCAAGTATGTATCATCATTGTAAGATGCTTTCTTCGACTTGAAATATTCAGATACAAAAGCACCACCAAAAATGGTTTGGGTCGCCTTTCGCAGTGTGTCAAAGTGAATATCGAGACCATATTTATCTATGATTTCAGACCAGTCCATATCGAGGGTTCGATTGGCTTTCTGGTAAGCATCTGACAAACACGATTCATACTGTTCCGGCGTTAAACCGTACTCTCGAATCTTTTCTTCCAAATCAGTCATTGTCACCCATCCTTAAATGATTTTTTGTGTTTGTTCAGGTTTGATATGTAAGGCAAGCACAAATAGGCGTGTTAAAAAAATTAACACACCGATTTTGCATATTCTTTTTTATAAAAAGTTTTCTTGGAAACATTTATTTGCTCAATCGCTTTGCGATGTCTACATATTTATCCTCGATGTATCTCTTATTTCTTGTACGATAGAATCCGACAACATTGCCGAACTTATCTACATAACCTCTGCCGGAATTGCGAATAATTTTCTTCTTTTCAAGCAACTCGACAGCCTCTTTTTTGATTTCTTTCAAATGGATAAACCACCTTTTCTTTTAGTTTTTATATATTAAGCCTTTCGGCTTGTGAATTATGGAGCTGGTGACAGGAATCGAACCTGCAACCTACTGATTACAAGTCAGTTGCGCTGCCAGTTGCGCCACACCAGCATATTGGCTCTTGCGGTAGGACTCGAACCTACGACTCCTTGATTAACAGTCAAGTGTTCTACCGGCTGAACTACGCAAGAATATCTATTTGGTTGCGGGAGTGGGACTTGAACCCACGACCTTCTGCTTATGAGGCAGACGAGATAACCGACTTCTCCATCCCGCAGTATTTATTGGTGAGCAGTCAATTTAATTGACCGCACACCATTTATAATTTGCAACAGTTTTTCTTTTTCCTTTACATACATCTGCAATATGGCTGGATAGCCCAGATAATCCGCATTTGCTTAAACCATTGTCAATTAAGTAAATTGCGGCATCTTTGTAACTTGAAAAAGATTTTAATGGCTCGTCCGTTAATCTATCAATCATTAAGACGGCAACACCATTTGTATAATGAGGTATAACATCAACATTTTTTTCGTGCAAAATATTCATCACACTAAAATAGTTTACATTCATTATTTCCGACACGGTTTTGATGTTTTTATACTTTTCATATAAATCTATGACAAGTTTTCTGTCTATATATGGTTTTCCGTCTCCACCAATCGTAGCGTTATATCCGTTTTTGTAAGAACCATAAGATTCAATCCAATATTTTTCTCTTTCGGACAAAATGCTTTCGTCGCATTCCTCAACTTGTTCAATACAAAAGTTATCTATACCATATTTTTTCATTGCTAAATATAAAGGTCGTTTTTCATTTCTTTCCTTTGAAAACTCTAAACTATGTTCTTTCCATCTTTTTTCTACGCTGAACATAGTTTTGCCTATGTAAACTTTTCCGTTAATTTTGTTAGTGATTTTATAAATGTATGGCATACCTAAATACCTCCTTTTTATAATTCATTGGTGATGCAAGAGGGACTCGAACCCTCAAATTCCAGCGTGAAAGGCTGGTGACTATAACCAGTTTGTCTACTGCACCAGATATTTGCCAAGTGGATTCTATCTCTTGTCGGACTTTCACCGTTTGGACTTTTTACGGAAATCGCTGTAACTAAAATCTTCTATTATTTTCTTTTAAATCAGTTTTGTGTGAGAAGGAAGTTACAACATAGCCGTAAGCATTTTGCGGGAAATTGAAAATCACTTTTGTATAATCCGATAACACAACTGCCGTTAGGCGTTCTGAAATCGGATTGCATTATTTGATAATTTTAAGAAGTAGAAGGATGATTTTCGTCAGCCGCATAAATTTGTTTCCTCAAAAGAGGGGGTACACCGGCACAACTATTGCCGTACCGGTGCAATCAAGAAAAGAGAAAGATAAAGAAATGAGAGAGTGAAGGTATATTTCCCTTCAATATACGAAAATCGTGTTTTTCTATCTTATCTTTAAAACCCTTGTAAACCCTCAATTATTGAGATGTTAGTAGTGCATTTTGGCAATTTTATTTATTTCATCTCAAAATTGTTCACTTCACATTTCGCAATTTTGCCATAGAATTCCTTTGATATTCCAACTGTTTCTTGTGCTGGCAAGCAGAACATCTCTTGCTTCGGTTATTCATAGAACCAACTTCAAATTCATCTCCGCAGTCCACACAAATAACTGTTTTGGTTTCCTGCGGAGTATAAGTGCTGCAATCCTTGCAATACTTCTTCGTGCCATTCTTATTGCCACGAGTTAAAATACCACACTCCGCACAGCGAATGAAATTTTCACCCTTGTATTTCTGGTACTCATAACCGAGTTCTCTGAAATCCGAAACAAATAATTCCTCATCGCCCTCATTATCAACAAAGGTGACACGGCAGTTTAGATTATCGTTTCTCTTTGAGAACTCTAAAAGACCCATCTGCCACAACTTACCGATTTTCACTTCTCGTTCATCAGACTTGCAGCCGATACGAGCATAGGTAAAAATGTCTTTTGCATCAGCATTTACCCAGCCATTATTATTTGGGTTCTTCTCGTTACTTAATTTGGCAAGGCAGAGCATAGTAAACATCAAACGCTCTAAAACCTTGTTATGTAAGTTGGTGATGGTTTCCATCTCTGACTTCGTGATTTTTACGCCGTTGATTTGATACAGTTGGTATGCTCCGGCGTTGGCAGCGATTTTCTCAATGCTCGTCTGCCAACTAAATTCGTTGAGTTCATATCTCTGATAATGCTTTGACAAATATTCAAGGAGCAATGTCGTAATTTTCTTTTTACGATAACCGCACTCGTGATAATAATACTTTGCGAGAATGGAGAGGGTGACAAACGGCTTTGTATCTACTATGCCATTCTGCAAGCAGTTTTCAGCATATTCTCTTTCATTCAGAATAATCATCCGATTTCACCTCCACTTCTTTTTCGCACATAATGAATTGCTTTCCGCAATATGTAAACTCGCCGCCCTCGGAAACCATTTGAGGATAGTGAATTCTGTGACCATTGTGGTTTAAGAGATTTTGCAAAATCACAGTTCCGCAAATATCCCAAGCAAACTGCTTTGATTTTTCCTTGGTGTAGCAAATATCAAGAACGATGTCGCAAAGTTCTTCCTCATTGGAGCATACCTTATAGCATTCAGTTTTGAAGAACTCAATGAACTGAAAACGCTCCATCCATTCGCTATCCTTTTCAACCTTTTCGGTTCGTATCTTTTTCTGATATTCCTCGACCCTGCGGTTGTACTCCTTGTAGAGTTCAAGCACCTTGTTATAAGTAACCTTGCTGTAAGAAACACCACTTTTCAGAATGCGGTAGTCGAACTCCGACTGGTTTGCCTCTCTCATATATCTTGAAAACTTTGAGAGGTAGTTTTTAAACACGTTCTCAAAAATCCACGAAATGCGGTTCACAACGCAAGGGTTATTGCCGACAGGCATTCGCTTGTGGTAGTAATCAAGATACTCGGTCATAGCATCGGTTTTGTTCTCATAATTTTCCAAGTCCTCAATGCTATTGATACCATACTGATTGAATCTTCGGATTACTCCACGATTGTTATTTCGGATGTATGTATCATTCTCCGATTTCAGTCTTGGATATACATAGGTCATAAAGTACGGCTTCTTCGCCGCTGTAATCTGGAAGTTGAATTCCTTTTGTCTGATTGTCTCGGCATCGTCATCTTCTGCGACCTTGCTCTCGTGCAATGTGTACCAGTTTGATGGCATCGGCTTTGCAATAATACCCTTGGCTCTGTCGATTGTGTTCTGCTGATACAACTGACCGCACATAATGCGATAGGCAAGAGTTTCATATTCAGGTGTGCCGGGTTTATAGCCGGACTGCACTTCAATCATACTGGTAACGTGGTTTGTTACCACACCGATGTCATCATTGAAAGCCAACTTATTGGATGCAATAATATCTTCCTCTGTCGGCACTTTCTTTTCAGCCTTTTTCTGAAGGCAGATGATAGTAGGAGAGTTCTTTGTCCTGTTGACAATGATAGGATTGTCAGTACACATATTAGTGTCTCCGTCTTTATCTGCGCCGTTCATCGCTTCGCAAGCAGAATCCCACGAGTTGAAAATTAAGGCTGTGGTGATGTACTGATACCAGTGAAGCACATCTTCACCCTTTGCAAGTTTCATCTTACGGATATTGTTATGACAAGTCATCGGCGCACGGAAGCAAGCAATTTCATCTGCGCCCTTGTCGAGCCAATACTTGTGGTAAACTTCACCTTTCTTCAAAAGACCGGTCACTTCCAACCCGAACATATTCTGTGCGAGGGAGTATGGGTCTCCCGAAATCATAGCAAAGTTGGCATTTACACGAATTGCGCCACGCTCACCCATTTCAATACGCTTCTTAATCATATTGTAAATCTTCTTGCGTATAAATGGGTCGTTAATCATTCGCTGGTCAATCATCAATGCTCTCACATAGTATTCGAGATTGTCATTAAAGGCATTATCTTCGTTGAGACTGAAACCAGCAAGAAAGGTGAGGCTCTTTCGATAGTCCAGACCGATGACATCTCTAATCTCATCAATGGTCGGCTGGCACAACTCCATCAGTTCCTCGTCAGAGAACTCATAACTTTGTAAGAACTGGTAGTTTGTATCACGAACATTTTCAAGTTCTTCCGGTGTGATTTTCGGAGTTGAAAACTGATAGTGGTTTTCCTCGCAGTGAGAATAGTAATCTTCCCAACTCTTATAACTATCCCACAGTTTCAGCATAGAAGCAGTAAGAATGACTTCCGCATCACGGACATCCCTCTTATCGCCCCAAATATCCGTGACCTCATAGGTATTAGCGACGGTCTCCGCAAATTCTACAAAGTCAAAAGTATAGAGCATACCTTTGTTCCAAGCATAGCGGGTATTCATTCCAGAGATGACTTCTCCACTGCTGGTCAAGAACTCATTTACACGTCTCGCATAAGAGGGGAGCATAAGACCGAAGCCGTCTGAATCATTATGCTCAATCTCGTAGTCCTTTTCGTAGGTTAGGAGTGGTTCGCCATCCGCAGCATCGTTAATAAGAATTACATCTTCTTTAAACTTGGTGATACAATCATCAACAACGATAATTCCCTTTGGCTCTGGGAGCGGGATAGAGCCGGAGCAGATGAGGGCTTGGTAAGCCTCTAACTTCGCAGGTACTAATTCCTTTTCCTTGTCTCTACCATCGTCCAGTCTCTTTTTCAATTCTGGATATATTTCCTCATTCACATACACAATAGTAGAATTCTTAATACCACCATTTGTACCAAGGAATCTCTTATACCTGATAATGCAGTCCTTACCATCAACTTTGCCGTAATTGATACTGAACCCTTGGTTGGCTCTGTCATAATCGGACTCGCTGTTCATAATGACACAGACATAATCTTTCTGAAATTGTAAATCGTAAAGAGTATCGTAGTAATTGGAGATAAGCATTTTGGTCTCACGACTTTTAGGCTGTTTCTTAATGCTCCTGATTTTCTTTTGAATATTACGCACTCTCTCGTTTAAATCTTTAACTCCATTCATTTCGTCAATGAAGCGTAGGCATTGACTATCATTAAGAGAAACAATTACTTCGGGACAAGTTCTCATCGCCACCTTCAGCGGTAGTGAGAGTTCCCACTTCGCCTTTTTCAATCGTTTACTTTCAATCTTGTAAATGAACTTATGTACGCTTTTTTGTTCCAAATCCATTTACCTCCTAAAATGCTTTATTGTTTAAGTGCCTAAATTAACAGCAAATTCAACTGTCGCAGAATACAGACCTGCCCTTGCTCTTTCGCACTCGTAGTTATCAAACCCAACACCGAACATAACTTTCGATGTGGTATCTTCTCCGCTGAAATAGCCGACACAGTTCTGCGGCATACCGTCGGGAAGTCCTGCTCCATAAGTAGTCTCATATACTTCCAGATTCTTCTTCAAAGTGTAGTTACCACTTTCGTGAGTAAAGAGAAGTCTATTATTCTCATCAAGATTTGTTACTGTTACAAATACCTTTTCATAATCGGTAATGTTTAAATACTCTGCCTGAAAGGTGTAATAACCGGCTTCTGCATCAATGAACTCCGGTATCAAGATACAGTATGAACTATATTCTCGATACGACATCGTTGCCGAGCCAGTTCCCTCATAGACCTGACTATCTGCCGATACTGTCATAGGTGTAATACACAATAATAGGCAGAGAGCAATTAGAATTGAAATCAATCTTTTCATATCGTTTCTATTCGTCTCCTTTAACAATCATTAGTTTGAAGTTTACTTTGGCTGAATTTAAAGTTGTACCATCCAACTTATAGCATTGGATGCGTAAGCATCCGTTTTTGAAATTTTCGCCCTCTGGCAACGCACGACTCAACTCTATCTCATAGTAGCCGTCTCCGGGCTTCACATATCCAGATTGCCATAACAGTTCCTCATCCACATATAAACTCATAAGGAATAAGCAATCGTTAATCTCTGGGTTGTAGAAGTTTACTTTCTGGGTAGTTTGGTCTGCTATAAAAACCAATTCATTAAATCCGGGTATCGCAATCGCTGGCTTATCTCCAAGAGAAGCCTTTGGTAGTTCTT